ATGGGATTTGTGTTGATTGCGGCGGCGGTGCTGACTGTGCCCATCATATGGGGCGTGCTCCGGGCGGGTAATGGCGCCCGTAAGTTTCAGAAACTCGGCGACATTCGAGGCATGCCCATGAAGGATATCGTTGCCCGCGTCGGCTATCCCAACTCGATATCAGTGACTGCCGAAGGTCGCTTGTACCAGTGGATCAAGACCTCTGGCCGGTCCGGTTACCACTATGCAATCCTGTCGGATGGCAAGGGTAACGCAGTCGGGTATACCCATCAGTTCGTCAGATAACGTTACGCCGCATCGATCTGGCGCACCTTGAGGCAGCGCTTCTGGAGCTTCTCAACATAACGCCCCGCCAGCTTCTGGCTTACGGGATGGCGGTAGAAGAGCTGCATGGTTGAGACAGAGCCATCGGCTCGCACCTTGTATCGCAGGATCGGCTCGTTCGTGGTTGTGCCAAAAAGCCCGCCGGGGCTGAAATCAATATCATTGCCGCCGTCCACGGGTAGTACCAAAACCGAGCCTTCGCGATCCATGGCGCGCGCAATGCATGCAGAAGCATCCGCAACACTCATATCCAGAGTAGCAATCTTTCCCCAATTGCGGTGGGGAAAATCAGTCTCTGGCCCGGCAACCGAAGCTGTCGAAATCAATGCGATAGCGAGGAGCGGAGTCGATTTCATCGCGCATAGATGCCATCACGCGCCTTGCTTGGCCACCCGTCAAACTGAACGCCAGGACACCCGAACGATGCTGACCCTGTAGGCCCCTTCGACGTAGGGCTGCACGACGGTCGCGTCCTGCTGTACTCGAAGCTTTGAAGAGCCATAGCTCATACGGGTATCTGCGCTGAAATGGGCAGCGATTTGGCCCGCCACCTCGCGCAACTGCGCATGAGTTACTGGGCGGGCAATAGGCCACTGCACTGTGAGTAGAAGGGTCCCGGATCGGATATGATCGACACCCGACTCTCCGCGAGCCGAGATGCCAATCCGGACCGGATCGTTGACGATGTCAGAGACCAGAATGAAAGGGGTGGGGCCAGACGCGTCGCTTGGTGGCGTCACCAATGCGCCGGGCTCGAACCACGACATTTCAGGAACGGTCACAAGGCCATCAAGGCGCGCCTTAATGGCCAGCCAGTCAGTTGTCTCGATCGATGGCATCACTTGCCTCCCAATGCCGCCGCCTGCCTAGCAACAATCGCTGGCCATTGGGCTGCGGCAGCTTCTGCAAAGCCAAAGCCTGCCTGGTTGTAGACGCGGCCTAAACTGTCGGCGCCGACGAACCCGTAGTTCATGCGACGTGAGTACGCCGCCTGCCAGCCAACGTAGACGGTCTCGCCGGGTTTGATGTTCGCGATCCCGAGCGAATAGTCACCAGTCGCAAGCCCCTCAATCACTGTGGGCGGCTTGTTATCAACAACCACAGATCGCGCCAGATTGCCCGTCTTGACTGGAACGTTGCCGCCCTCGGGAATGGTCTTGGCGGCAACCTGTGCCAGATCCTGCACGCTGTTGCGTAAAAGCGCGGTCAGGAGCCTGTCGGTCTGCTCTGCCCAATCTGACGGGTTCTTGCCCGACCACGCTGATGCGCTCATTTACTTTGCCTTCGCTGCCGTCTTTGCCGGAGCGGATTCGTCGGCCTCGCTGTCGGCATCAGCCGTCTTGAAACCGATCATCTCACGCAGGCCGCCGACCGTCAGATTGACCGCCTCCGCCATCTTGCCATGCATAATGGCGTCACGCAGTGCCTTGCGGCGTTCCTCGCAATCAACACAAACCATCGTCATTCTCCTCAGTTAAGACCATGCGCAAAGTCGATGAAAAAGTCGGTATCGCAGCGGCAATTGACGTTGTTCCGGACGCCGCCTTGTGGATCGTGACTGTGAAGCATCACGGTACCGTCAGGCATGAAGAACGGGGTATCGAGCCCGACCACCTTCTTGCCGTTCATGCTTAGATGCCAGTCACGGGCATGTCTGACGCCGCCTCGATGTCGCCAGGTCTTGGTGACGGCATCAGAAGTCAGCCCTTCCTTGTCGAGAGCCTGTTGCGTCGCCTCGGCCCGAGCGGCCATGACGCCCTGCGCTGTCTCAGTACGCCCGATATCCTCGGCGCGGCGGGCGAGCAGCCGGTCAGAGTACTTCGCCGCAATCTCGTCGATCTTGTCGCGCGACAGAGGGTTTGGCTTTCCAGCAGCAATGTCACTGATGGCCTTCTTGATCGAGCGGTCGAAACGGCGGTCGCGCAGCGTCATGCCGGTGCCCTCAACCCATTTCCCGTCCTTGAAGCGGCCTAACACCTTGAGTATCTCGTCCGGATCACCGGACAACAGTCTGGTCCGCATGCTATCCACGTACTCGACTTGCGGATCCGATAGACCAACGATGCCGCCTTCTCGGCGTCCGGTCAGCGGGTTGACCCTTCCAGCGATGTCGGTGGCAATGGTCTGCGGCCCTTCGCCGCGCGCGAAACCGTCAGCGATGACCTTACGGGCTGTTGCGACTTGCTCGTCAACATAACCGGCGATGCGTGTCGCTGCCTCGGTGCGGATGCGTTCCTCGGCGCGAGGATTGGTCATGTCGAAACGGAAAATGACCTCTCCGCCACCTGGTGCCGTCAGTGTAGGCGGTGCAGGCGGCTCAGTTGGGCGTGATGGACCAGCGGGTTCGGGCGGCGTCAGGATCGGAGACCGCAATACAGGCATGGACCTGTCGCGCTTTGGCTGCGCTGCGGCCCTTTGTCTGGTGATCTCGGCGGAGACCTTTGTACCAGCCTCCGCAAACGCGCTCTGGCGTTCAATGACATATCGCGAGAAGGCGGCTCGATCGATGTTCATCGCAGTTATCGCGGCATCGATGTCACTGGCGCGAAGAGCTTCCTCAAGCGCCTGGTAGTTGATTCCGCTCCTAAGGCTAAGCATGGCCTCAAGGAAGGCGGCACGCAGGCGCGGCTCCAGAAGCGCGATAAGGGCGAGAATAATCTCGGTCATCGGCGCACCACGAAGCGCACTGCGCACGTCGTACCAACCGCAGGAATGCTCTCGACCTTGAGGATGGTCACCGGTTTACCGTCGAGCTCGAGAACCTGGCCTGGCTCAACCTCACCACCCCACGGGGCAACAATCACAGTGAGGTCATTGGACACGATCTGGCCGCCGTTCTCGACAGGCGCGCCGATCAGTTCCTTGCCCACACCACGTGCCGCCCCATTCAGAGGGGTGACTTCGCGCGAGGGTGGGGCAGGCAACTCCCATGGCTCGAACTCTGTCTGAGAGGTGTAGCGGACGAGGGCTATGGTGCCCTGCCCAAGCCCATCCTGATCAGTTGGAGCAAGGATATCTCGGGCAACGTCTGCCATCTCCGAATAGAAGTCGGGCATGGTCTGCGTACCCCGTCCTAGCTACCGAGCGAGAAGATGAATGCGCCTGCGCTTCTGTCGCAAATGAACTGTCGCAACAGGCTATCGATGATCGGGTCTATGAACGCCGTTGCCGATCCGACTTTGGCCGCGCCATCGTCAAAGAACTCGCGCTCGATTGAATCCACCTTCTGCCGTTTCACCCGCTTGCCAGGTGTCGTGACCGGACCGGCCAAAACGCCGGGGGTTTCCACTTCAAGCCATGCCGCACGGTATGAGGCAGTGATCACAGCCGGCGGAATTGCGTCAGCCGGTACAGCGGTGATGCAATTCATGAAGGCATTGACTCGTGGCCAGCCCAGTTCCTGCATGGCGCCACCAGCACGGGAGCCAGTCCAGTAGACCTCGTAGCTGTCCACATAGGTGCTGCCCCGCGCGCGCAGGACGGCAGGAAACACCCCAGTAGGCAGCCTGTAACCTTGCTCGTCGAGCCAATCCGAAAAGCCTTCGTCGGTGCCGTAGGCTGCCATGGTCTAGCTTTCCTGCGATTGGGGTGGAACGAAGAAGGCCGTGGCGCCCGCGACAGCTATTGGGTAGTGTCGTAGGGCCACGGCCTTGCTCCTGTGACGAAAGGATTATGCGGGGCGCTTGGCGTCCGGCGCAGCCTCTTCGATTGCCTTGCGGGTGACGGCCTTACCGGTCAGTTCCGCAACTGCATCAACTGCAGGCAGACCCGCAGCGGTCCAGTGTGCGTCCGTCTTGGCGTCGAGCAGAGCGATGGCCGATGCGATCTCTTCCGCCGTGGCGGCATCATTCGCTTCGCTGGCCTTGAGCTTGAGGTTCAGGGCCTCGATCTGCTCATTGGCAAGCTGCAGATCAGCCTCAGCCTTGTTCGCACGGGCTTCAAGAGCCTGCACCTGGGCGTCGTAGCTGCTGCGAATGCGCTTGAACTCTGCCTCAGCCTTTTCGATGACCTCGCGACGGGCCTTTCCCACATCGCTGTCATCGTTATCGTTGACGACGAATTCTGAGCCTTGCTTGGGTTCTTCGCCAACGATGACAGCACGGCCAGCCCATCCAGCGGGCAGGTCGGAGGCGGTCTCGAATTCATATCCGATCGGGTACTCTCCGGTCGGATTGTCTTCGGTGGGGTTACCGAAAATTCCGGATCCAGTGATGCGAATGGTCTTCATGGCCCACCTCAGACGCTAATGCTGTAGAACACGCCGCCACGACCGTTGTAGTCGGTGCGGATTTCCAGACCGAGAGCACCTGCCAGTTCGAACTGGTAGTTGCTGCGCGGGTGGGTGCGCGGCATGGCGATTGTGTTGACGGCCATGCCAACCAGCGGGCGGATGTACTCGGCGTTCGGCACGAACCCGAAGAATTCGTTGCCGCTCAGTTCGTACGAGACATCGATCTTGTTGATGCGGCGGTTCGTGGCCAGGAACTGCATGATGGTGCCGTTCTTGAAGCCCGATGCGCCAGAGTAGGCCTTGTCCCATGCTCGCGCGATGTCGGGCGAGATGTAGATGTTGACCTTGCCGGTGATGTAGTTGGCATCGAGCATCGCGCCAAAAGCACCGGTGAAGAACGCGTCGAGCTGGTCGGCCGTCGCGGTGGTGAGGTTGATATTCGCGCCACCAGCGCCGATGTTGATCGACTTCGAGAGCGGGTGGTTGCGGATGCCCCAGCCAGTGTAGCCCTGAAACACGATGGAGGTATCGCCGTTCAAGACATAGAGCGCCTGGTCGCGCTTGATCTTGGCGGTGTGCGCTTCCTGATCGTCTGCCAGAGAATCGAAGTTTTCCGACTGCTGGCTGTTCCATTCGCGCCATTCGCGGCCATATCCGGTGTGGAACATCGGAACGACGGTGCCACGGTAGTCGTAGACCACCTTGTCGAGCGGAACCGGGACCTGACCCGACATGCTGCGAACTACCGTGCCGGCATCGGACGAGACGCGGTTGAGGTGTACGAGCTTGCCGATGTTGACCGGCTTGGCCAACGGCATCAGGTCGTTCATCCATACGGCACCCTCATCTGCACGCATGACGCGGCGAGTGATGTTGTCCATGTCGAGCCATGCATCGCGCGGCAGGACAGAGGCGGCGTTGGAAACAGCCGCAAGGGCGTCCTCGGTCTGGTGGAAGAACTCGCGCTCGGCGCTGACATCGTCCCACCACACGCCGTGCTCGCGGGGGTGGTTTGCGATCAACTGCTGATCGAAGTAACGCATTTCGCTTCCCCCTTAAGCTGCGGCCAGCATGTTCTGCGCACGACGTGCACGAACAAGCTGATCCGAACCGGACGTGTTGTTGTAGGCCTCTTCCGCGACCATGATGACGCGCTGGCCGGTCGTGGCGATCACGAACTTGCCGGCAGAGTTGGTGGTCAGCAGCGATCCGCGTGCGACGTTGGTGCCGGTAGGCACGCGGACATTGAAGAACAGCTCGTCGAGCGTCTCCATGCCGACGATGCGGTCACCAGCAGGCCACGCGGTGTCTGTGTCCTTCTGCGCGAGATAGTTGTCCTGCGCGATGTAAACCTTGCCAAGCGCGTTGGCGCCAGCCTGAGCGAATGCGGAACCGTTTTCCACCAGAGCGGTGCCGGGAAGCACGGCGGTCGGGCAGATACGCTCCTGAACCTGCGGAAGGTTCTCCTGCGCCGGGCCTGCAAAAATCTTGTTGTAGCGTGCCATGTCAGATCACTCCGCAGCAGGCGCGATGAACGCGGGCTTCTTGTCAGTCGACGGCTTGTAGGCACCGTTGACGCGGAAGGCGGCCTTGGGCTTGGCAAGCAGCGCGTTGAGCACTGGCGTCGAAGCTTCATTGGCGACTGCCTGTTCGAGCAGACCGGCCTCAACGACCTGGCTTACCAGAGCGAGACGGTCTGCCTCGGCCTTGTCGGCATCTGACTTGGCCTTGTCGGCATCTGACTTGGCCTGTGCAGCCAGAGCATCGGTCACAGGCTTGAGCGCGTTGCCGACGATCTCGACGACCTTTTCTTCGGTCAGCCCCGGACCAGCAGCGGCAAGGGCGTCCACCTTAGCCAGAAGCGCATCAAACTGAGCTTTATCCATCTCTTCATGCTCCGAGTTCAGGGAAACGCCCCCGGTGGTGTCGGGCATCGGGTCGCCCTGAATGATCCGCATCATAAAACTTTTGAGTTGTTCTAGCAACGGTTTTTGTTCTTTTCTTTCAACAGCGCGCAAGATGCTTTCTGCCGCCCACGTCACCTCCTGCTCGATGGCGTCATCTAAGGTGTTGTTTATCACCTCGATTTCGTCGCCAGCGGCGTTCACGAACATGCCGACGCCTTGCTCTGGGGTGGCCGCACCGGGGGTCGTCAGCAGGATTGCGTCGTGGTCGAAGATCATGTCGCGCGCGATGAACTGGTGGTCGGCGGCGTTGGCGACTTCGAGCATCATCAGGATGCCGGTGCTGGTATGGATCGGCTGCTGCTTCTCGATCGCGGCCAGCACGGCCTTGCCGCCCGCCGACTGGTTGGCGACTTCGACATCGATGACCTTGTCGAGCAGAACGCGGCCATTCTCACGGCGCACGTTCTCGTTCCAGGCACCGATCCAGCCCTGCGTCAGTCCCTCGGGATCGCGGGCTGACACGAACTTGCCATTGACCGTTGGGTGACCGAGCGGGGCAGGGGTGCGTTCCAGACCCTTGTACGACTTCTCGATCTCATCCTTGGGGTACAGGATCGAGCCGCCGCTGCCGTTCATCACGATGTTGTCGGGCAGAGTGGCGCTCGGCACGATAATGACGTCGCGGCCGTTGCGCTTCTCGCTGCGAATCTTGCTGGCGTTGACGACAGTGCTGAGATTCAGGCGGACTTGCTTGTTCATGACTGAGCTTCCTGTTGCTGTTCGGTTCCGCTTGGGTCCGCTTCCGTCATCGCGTCCTCGGCGCGACCCTCACGCTCAGCGAGGTATTCGGCAAAGCCCTCGACATCGTCGGCGGACTTGAACCCTGCGGTCTCGCGGATTTCGTCGGGCAGGAATGCTGGCTCGTTTCCGAGCGTCGAGTTGATGGTCGCCATCTTGGTGGCGAGGTCCATTTTCTCGGACGGCGAGGATTCGGTAAGGTCGGCCCAGCCCACAACCCAGTCACGCTTTTCGAGCACACCCCACCTGACAAGGCGGTCAACGAACTCGTGCAGGATGGGCAGGACGCGGTTCTCGCGGCGAGACATATTGGTCTGCGCCCATTCCCGCGCATCTTCGGTACTGGCACGCTCTCCAGTCACGTTGCCGATGAGGACCTTGACGGGGATGCTCATCGATGCCGCAAAGGACTGGACGCACGGCTCCCAGAACTCCTTGGGCTGGGGTAGCGAGATGGTGAGCGGATTGACGCTGAAGCCACCGAGCATCAGCATCTTGTCGAAGCCGGACTGAAAATCGTCGACTTGCTCGTTCAGCTTGTCGATGACCTCGGCAGGCGTTGCGGCATTCAAGCCGCGCTGCACGTCTTGTGCTGACACGCCCTTGGGGGCCTCGATGATCGGTGCACCGCGCGCCGACTTCCAGAAGCCTTCGCCGCCGGCGCCCTTGATCTTCTCTGCATCGGTGAGGTCATTGAACCCCGGCTCCAATGCCGAGCGGCAATTGACGGTGCCGTCATCCGACCAGATCAGGACGCGGTCACGGTGGATGCGGACCTGGCCCTTACCGGTCGCCTGATTGCCGCAGACAGCCTGCTCATCGAACTGGAAATAGAGCGGCTCGCCATAGGTGTCGCTGGTTTCGAGGGTATCCCACTCGACGACGGTCAACTGACCCTCCCAAGCTGGAATGATGCCGACGACGCTTTGCACGCCCTTCGCCAGCGCGCCGACCGGCTGATCCAGCTTCTGGCCGTCGCGTAGCAGGATGATGGCACCGGCATAGCATCCGACCATCGAGCGCCGGTCTGCATCCATCAGTGCCCGCCAGATCTTGCGTCGGGCAAAATGCTTGCGGATGGTCTGCTCCATCTCGCTCTCGGTCGGCTCGTCCGATTCCCAGAGCGCCGGCATGGTCTGCCATGTCTTGGCAACAGTCTTGTCAACGGCAGCGGCGGCGAGACCGGAACGCGAGTACATGCGGTGGAAGTGGCGGAAGTCGAGCTCCTCGGGCCACCCATAGTCCGCGGCGTAATCGTGCTTCGAGTTGGCACCGTAGGCCCATGGAAAAGCACGCTGCAATCGGCTGCGGACAACCGACGAGACGTTCGAGATGATAGAACTGTGCGCAGCCATGCGCTATGTGTTACGTTAAATTGCGCCGCGGCGCAATAATATTACCTTGTGAGGAGCCAGCCAGCAGAGGAGTTTAATTCTCCAAGCATGTCGGCGATGGCATCCATGAGGGGGTCGACCTGGTCGTCCCATCCGGTACCAAGCCCGTCGAACATCTGGAGTTCGGATCGCAGTGCTGTGGTCCACGGTTCATTTGCAGGAAGGTGCACCATGCCTGTCGCGATCCATGGTGCCGCATCGAGACCGCGAGTGTACTTGTCCTTGGCTCGCGGGATGCCGATCGTGGGCACGCCCTTTTTGCGCAGGGCTTGAATGAGGCCGGTACCGGACGCCTTGTCCTCGATGTTGAAGCCGCGAACGTTCTTGCCCCTGTGCTTGGTCCAGAACGTGAGTGCCGTTTCCTCCAGCTCAGGCGCGCCCCATTTCCCTCTGACCTGGTCGACGAGATAGATACCATGCTCGGCACGGCCCCAGAGTTGGATCACGGAGAAGTCGTTGCGCTCGCCCGTCTTCTGCGCCGTATCGGCATAGACCGAGTAGTAGTCGAAGACCGGCAGGTCGTTCCACCACTTGAACCCGCCCATATCGAACAAAGCGCCCTCGATCGATACCGGTCGCTGCATGTACTGGCTGGCAAAGGTGTAGGCGTCGGCCTTGAGCACTTCGATTTCCGCCTCGCTGTGCTTCTCGCTCCAGAGCGGCCCGTCAGGCAGGTTGTGCTGTATCGGTATGCCGTGCGTCCACTCGGCGGGGTAAGGCTCAGCATTGTTGATTAGTACCGGCAGGTTGAGGTGATGCCATTTCTCGCCGGTGCCGCCTGTCAGCAAGTGCCCGGCAAAATCATCGCTGTGCAGGCGCTGCATGATCGCGATGATCGGGACGTCATCATGGGCGAGACGCGATCGGAACGTGTTGGTCGCACGCTGATTGACCGTCTTGCGTTTCGTCGGCGAGAACGCATCGTCTGGCTTCAGAGGATCGTCGATGACCAGCGCGCCGGTAAAGATCGAGCGATCCATATAGCCTGCACGAAAGCCTGTGATGGGACCGCCCGCCGCCTTTGCAAGCATCCCACCGCCCGCCGTTGTCTTCCAGCGATCCTTGGCGCTGCTGTCATGCCTGATCTCGACCGGCTTGACCGACTGATAACCTTCGATCCCGATGAGCTGCAGCACCTTGTCGCTGTTTTCGCGGGCAAGGTCATCTGAGAACGTGGAGTGGATGAAGCGCGCCTTGGGATTCACATGAAATCCCTTGGCGATGAAGTTCACAACGGCCGCCTCGGTCTTGGTGTAGCCCGGCGGCACGTTGATGATAAGCCGTGTGATCTCTCCTGTCAGTACACGGTCAAGGGTGTCACCGATCACGCGGTGATGCGGCCCCTCGATGAACTCCATGCCTTCACGCTCCGGGAAGTACCAGCGCGTGAAGTCGAGCAGCTTGCCTTCGGGTGCTAGCGCGACGGCCTTGCGCTTGGCCACGACAGCCGAGAGTAAGGACAGGCGTGCCGCACGATCGTCAGAGGCCGAGCGAGGCAGGGTCGATCCCAAGGCGCTTTGCCTCCTCAATCAGGGTCGCTGTGGTCACGTCCTCGGTCTGGATCGGACCGCCATTCTTACCGGTATGTTCGTTCCTAACCCTCTCGACAAACTTCTCAGGCCGGTGTGCCTTGAGGAGTATCTCAAGCATGCGGTCGGAGTATTCCTTGTAGGTCGCCGTGATGACGCCTTGAAAGGTAACCGGCTTGTCTGTGCCATCGACAGCTCGACGCCATGCCTCACGCTCCAAGCGGTCTGCAGCGGCCTCCTCGGCGTCCTTCCAGGCAGCCGCAAAGTCAGCGTCCTCATCACGCCATTGGTAGGCAGCACTGCGGCTGATGTTCGCAGCGCGGCAGGCTTCCGAGACATTGCAGGTCTGAGCCAGCATCTCGATGAACGTCTCGCGCGCGCGATCTGTCCGGATGGTCTTCATGCACTCCTCGCTTCATTCGCGTCGATGATCTGTGCAGCAAGCTCAGGCGGAACCTTGCCGCGGTATTCGGGCCAGCGTGTGCGCATGGCTGTGCGGTCCGTGGTCTTCGCTTCGGTCGTGAAGGCGAAGATGGCTTGCGCGGCTTCGAAGGGGTCGGTGTGGGTGGACAGGTCAGCGTCGACGGGGCCGGTGTAGTAGGCGTCGGGGTTGAGCCATTGGGTGAGGTGGGTCATGCGCACACGACCTCGACGGAGACCTTGCGCCGCCGCTTGCCGCTAACTGGTTTTCCGACGCGCTTACAGCCAACACACCGGCGGTTGATCGCATTTGCTTTCAGACCGCTCTTGACCTCAAAAGTGCTGGCACATCCGGGGCAAGTCGATTCCCAAACGAGCAGCGTCGATGGTGTGCCATCCAGACGGAAATACGGCTCAACCCGCACCAGCTCAAATTCTTGGCCGTCGAGCTTGAGCACGGTTCCGATGTTGGGTGTGGTTGTGAAGATGATCACCGGCCACGACCCTTCATCGGACAGGCCCGCCGCTGCCAAAGGCGGGGCCTGTCTATGTATGTAATACATAGGGGTGTGTTTGCGGTCGTTTGCGGTCGCGTTTGCGGTCGTTTGCGGAAATGGTCCTGAAGTGTGTTTGCGGTAGGAAAACCGGGCTTTATTAGAACATCGTAATATGCGTTTGCGGAAATCGAGGGGTCGTTTGCGGAGCGTTTGCGGAAACCTATCTGGTTCATATCAGCCCACTCCATTAGGGTTGCCAGAGACGAAACGGAGCCCGTGATCGTCCCTGCCTTCGCCGCTGTTGCGCCACAGGAATCCGCGTTCAATGCGGCC